GCGCTCGACTTTGCGAGCGCCGAGAGCAACTACGAGCCGATCGTGACCCTGCTGGTGAACCACGAGGAGCTGTTGCTATTCAAGCGCACCGTTACCGAAATCTGGCGCAGCACCGGTGGTGCAGACTTCCCGTTTTCGCGCGACACCAACGCATCGATAGAGCAGGGGTGCGCGGCGCCGCGGTCGGTAGTCGGCATGGACAACAGCGTGTTCTGGCTGGGCGAGAACGGCGACGGCGGGGGCATCGTGTGGCGCTTGAACGGCTACACGCCCCAGCGCGTCTCCACCGATGCGATCGAGTACGCCATAGCCAGTTACGACACCATCGAGGACGCAATTGCCTACTCCTACCAGCAGGAGGGCCACACCTTCTACGTGCTGACCTTCCCGACCGGGAACGCCACGTGGGTCTATGACGCCGCCACGCAGATGTGGCACCAGCGCGCCTATCTGGACCCTGCGACCGGACGCTTGGGTCGCCACCGCTCGAACTGCCACCTTTACTACAAGCGCAAGCACATCGTCGGCGACTACAAAAGCGGCGCTCTGTTCGTGCTTGATCCAGACTACCACCGCGACGGCACGGACCCGATGCCGGCGATCCGCGCTGCTGCGCACCTGGCCGACGGCGATTATGGCTGGGTGGTCCATAACCGCCTGCAGATCGACATGGAAACCGGCGTAGGGCTGCTGGCTGGACAGGGTGCCAACCCGGTCGCCTTGCTCGACTGGTCGGACGACGGCGGTAAAACCTGGAGCAACAAGCATAGCGCGTCAATGGGCCGTATGGCCGAGGCCCGTACCCGCGTGCGCTGGAATCGCCTGGGGCGCGCCCGGGATCGGGTCTACCGCCTGACCATTACCGACCCAGTGCCGCGTGTGATTATCGGCGCCGCACTGAATCCGGAGAGCTGACCATGCCCGCGTTGAGCCTTTTCCCGGTGCGCATTCCAATCGGGCGCATCACCGGCCCCGATGGGCGTAGCTACGACGTCCTGATGACGCCCGAGTTTGCGCGCGCACTATCGTCCTTGTTGGTGCGCGTGGGCGGTCCCGATGGGATGGGAACGGATGACCTGGCGGCGCTGGCATCGAGCGACGATGCTGGCGGCCATATTCAGGCACTGCGCGCCGAGGTCGCCGAGCTGCGCGCACTGGTCGACCAGGTGGCGCCCGCGCTGGCCCTGCAGCGGCAGATCGAGGCGATGCGTGTCGAACTGGCCATGATCGAAGACCCGGCCGCCGTGGTGCGCTACATCCTGACCAACTACGCGCCGTTGCTGTCGCCTCGCTTCCAGGGCATACCGACCGCCCCAACGGCCGCTGTCGATACGAACACCGACCAGCTGGCCACCTGCAAGTTCGTGCTGAACCAGGGCGGCGACACCGCGCCGCTGATGAATGGCGCACTTCCGGCGCCTGGCGGCAGCAAGCGCTATGCCCGCGCCGACCACGTGCACCCCAGCGACAGCAGCAAGCAGAACGCCATCGCGGCGGCAACGGTGACCGGATCACGCGGCGGCAACGCCGCACTTACTTCCCTGCTTTCCGGACTGGCCGGCCAGGGCCTGATTATCAACAGCACCACCGCGTAACCACGAAAGGAGCCCTGAAAAATGGCCGTAACACCCTATATCTTCGACGGCGCCGCCCTGACGGCGGCCGCCGCCCAACAGGGCGATGCCGTACCGAACCTGACCAAGCGCGTCATCAAATCCGCCTCTCTGGTGAACACCACCGCCGCGCCGATTTCGGCGACGGTCAACTTGGTCACTGCGGATAACACCGTGATCACGCACATTTCCGCGCGCCCGATCGCGGCCGGCGAGTCCTACCCCTGCCATGAACTGATCAATAAGGGCCTGAACCCGGGCGGATTCGTCCAGGCGCTGGGCGCCGGCCTGACGTTCATGTACACCGCCACCGACTTTGTTTAAAAAGGACAGCCAACAGATGAAAACCACCACCTTGATGCCGGTGCCGAAACAACAGTACTTTTCAGCCAACGGCGCCCCGATCAGCGGCGGGAAAGTCTGGACCTACGCAGCCGGGACCACCGATCTGAAAGAGACCTACACCGACCCCGATGGCACTGTGGCCCAGCCTAACCCGATCCCGCTGAACGCGCGTGGCGAGCCCCAGAGCGCAATTTTCTGGAGCGGCGCATATCGGGTCGAGGTGCGCGACGCCCTGAACAACCTGATTTACAACGTCGACAACTTCACCACCGACCCAGCCGGCGTCTGGGACATTTACACCCGCCTGAGTGCAGACGATGGCCCCGACCTGATCGGCGTCGGCAACGGTCGAAACTTGGGCGACAAACTTGCCGAGCGCAAGACTATCCTGGATTTCGGCGGTTCCAACGACGGCGCCACCAATAACACGAACGCGCTGATCCAGCTGCGCAATGCGGGTTACACCGTCGTGCGCTTCCCGCGCCTGGCCACTGGGGCGAACACGTACTATTTCGGCGCCGACCTGTATGCCGCGCTGACCGATGGCGTCACGATCGACGCCGACCCGGGCGTGACGATCAACGTGCTGGACATCGGATACATCCACCCGACTGCAAAGGCAGCGCGCGACACCCACCTGTACCTCTCCGCTCTGCTCGATGATTACTGGATGACGCCGTGCTCGAGCGCCGCGCCGGCCAGCCGGCCAATCTGGATGGGCTACGCCGACCGCGATACCAGCACGCTGTCGCCGGTCCTGTGCAATTCGGCCGCGTTGTCGTTCAAGCAGGTGACGTCCGGCGCCGATGCATTTAGCGCGTTCGCGCCGACTTATACCAGTGTCAGCGGCGTCATCATTCCGATTGCCGCCGCTACCGATTACCGCGTTGCATTTAAGCGAATAGTGCCGGGCGAAGAGCTTTCGGCCCAGTTCTCCGACTCCGCGAACGCCACGCCGGTCGCGATCGTCCGCACCGCAACCAGCTATTACGGCATGGCGGCCGACAAGTCCGACACTGCGCAGCCGCAGACCTTCGCCAAGGCGGCGGGCGGCGGAACGTCGGTGGTTCCGATCGAATACCTGGGCATGGGCACGCACGCAAGCTATGCCGCGTGGAAGTCGGTGTGGACCATCCGGGTGAACACGGTGCGAAATTTCAGCATCCTGTTCAACGGCGAAGAGGTGGTGAACATCGACACCGACAACGAGATCATCGAGGCAGGCTTCGGCGGACAGGGCGCGGCCGGCGGCTCGATCACCATCGTGGACTGGGTAAGCGAGACCGGCAAGCCAGCGGCCGGCCCCAAGCCGATCAACATTGCGTTCTTCGGTGACTCGATCACGGCTGAAACCTTCAACGGCTCCTGGCCCACGCAACTGTCGAAACTGCTGGACCAGCACTACGGCCTGCGCGTGAACTTCATCCAGAACTATGCGGTTTCGGGGGCCAGTTCGGCCGCGCAGCTGCCGCTGTGCACGGCGCCGAACATCGCCAGCTATGACGTCGTTTGCATCATGTTGGGCGTGAACGACATCCAGGGCGGCGTGACGGAACAGGATTACGCCACCAACCTGACCGCCATGATCAATACGTGCAAGGCAGCCGGTAAAAAGGTCGTGGTAGGCCTGCCGACGATGTTCTACGGCCGTGGCCAGGCGGGCGGCGCCAAGGGCCAGGCGACGACCAACTACGACAAGGGAAAGGGCGTGCGCGCGAAGTGCCTGCGCACCTGTGCAGACCTCGGCGTGCCGGTGGTGAACACCTGGGGCCACATGGGGCCAGTCCTTGCTGATTGGGTCAACCCGGCGCTGAACTCGCTGGCCAACCTGGGCCACGATCCCATGGTGTTCGACTCGATCCACCCCACGCAATTCGGAAAGCTAGTGCTGGCGCGCGCCTTCGCGGCGAAGATCGCGGGCCTGTTCATGCGCACGCCCACGCTGCGCACGTCGTTGGCTGACCTGCCCGTGGCGAATCTGTCGAATGGCTGGACTTTCGCGGGCCAGTATCCGCAATGGATGCGCAACGATGCCGGCGTGGTCACGCTGAGCGGATTCATGCTCCCCGGCGCCACCGCGGCGGGAACCGTCATCTACACCTTGCCGGAAAACATCCGCCCGAAGCAGACCGGCCGTTACGCATGCCGTGCAGATACCGGTACCGCCGCACTGGACATCGATTCCGTGACCGGACAAGTCAAGGTCTACAACTGGCCGGCAGCGGCTGGATTCGTAGCGCTGGACACCATCAGCTTCCCCAGCAGGTAACAGCAGTCCCTTCCAAAACTAGCGACACAACAATACGAAAGTCCAAAACATGATCGACAAAACCCCACCCGGCGCTATCACCGCAGACCTGGCCGAGCTGCTGACCTGGGGCTGGGTGCTGTTCCTGTCCCTTCTGGGCGGAATCGCGTCCTTCCTGCAGAAAATGAAGACCGGTCACGTCCGCGCGTGGAACTTTACCGAGTTTGTCGGCGAGATGGCCGCTGCAGGCCTAACCGGCATCATCACGGCGAACCTGTGCGACTCCATGGGCTCGTCGGCGCCGCTGAAATACGCCTTGGTCGGTATCTCGTCGCACATGGGTTCGCGCGCGCTGTTCAAGCTCGAAGCTCTGTTCACCGCGAAGTTCAACCTGCCGGTCGACCCGGCCCAGCCGGTGAAGGGGGAAGACCATGCCGCCTAGCGCCTTCATTGCCATGCTGGCGCCGGCCGCGCAGGCCTGCCAGCGCAGAACCGGGATCCCGGCCAGCTTCACGCTGGCCCAGGCTGCGCTCGAATCGGCTTGGGGCTCGCTCGCTCTCGGAAACAACCTGTTCGGCATCAAGGCCGACCGCAGCTGGGCAGGGCCGACGGTCGCCTTTCGCACAACCGAGCACCTGGGCGGTCAGGACGTGAAGATGGTCGACAAGTTCCGCGCCTATTCCAGCTGGGAAGCCTGCCTGGACGACCGCGCCGCCTTCTTCAAAGCGAACAAGCGCTACGCCGCATGCTTCCGCGAGACCACTGGTCCAGGCTGGGCCAGGGCAGTCGCTGCTGCTGGCTATGCCACCGATCCGGACTACGCGAAGAAGCTGATCGACACCATGCGCTTCCGAAACCTCGGCCAGTTCGACGTGCCCGCCGAGGTGACGCCGTGAGCCGCCTCGAGCAGCTGCTGGCCGGCGTGCTGGTGATGATCGCCTTGGTGGTGATGGCGGCTGCGGCCGGCCACCGCTTCGGCGCTGCCGGCGTCCAGGCCGACTGGGACCGCGACAAGCTGGCACGCGACGAGCACGAAAAGCAGACTGTGCTGGCCGCCGTCGCGAAGAACGAAGCGGACCGCCAGAAGGATCTGGCCGCTACCCGCGCAACCTTGACCGACTATGAAAGGAAACTCCATGAAAGCGAAGACCGTATTGCTGCTGAGCGCGCTGCTGCTGATCGCCAGCGGCTGCGCATCACAGTCCCCCAGCGTGATTGCCCTGCCGGAGAAGGAACCGCCGCAAGCGCCGGCCGAGCTGATGCAGCCGGAGCCGTCGAAACCGTCGAGTTACCAGAACCGGTTGAACGCGGTCTTCGAGATCTCGCCGAGGCCGCCGATCGAGAAACCGACCGGCTCCGCGCCAAAATAGGCGCGCTGCAGGACTGGATCCGAACGCACGGCTTCTACGGTCCGGAGCCTTGATGGACTTCCACTTCATCACCGCGCACGGCAGCAAACTGCTGCTGCTGCTGCTGCTGCTGCGCGTGGTCGACGGTCTGGCGGAGATCGTTCCACCAGTGCTACCTATAGGGAGCAGCACCGCAGCAGCTCTTGCCGTCAAGCAGGTGAGTGCGACGTCAGCTGCTCCATGAGTTCATGCGCAGCTTGGGCTAGTTCCTCTACAGCAGCGTGCAGGTCTACGGCACGCTGAACAAAGTTCTGCTGTTCAGCCTGCTGAGTCTGGAAACGGTTTTCTATGACCACCCTATGCAGTTCAGCTTCTCCGCTTTGCCGGTAGGCCTCCGCTTCCGACGTCAATCTCAGAATCTTTATACGGATAGGACCGCTCGCGATCATTGCTGTTCGGTATAAGTCTTCTATTCTTTTTGTAATTTCCTTTAATTCAGGAAAATACAAGGTCGACAGCATGACAAATTCGTTTATAGGGCATGTGTCTACAGGAGGCTCACCTCTCAAGGCCTGCTTATTGTCATTGCTTAGCCAGTCTGAGATGGCGTATCCAGCGACGATAAGCTGCTCGAGCTTTGTTCGTTTCAGGCTGTTCTTTTCTCGCTGGATCCAATCACCACGGCTTAGTGACAACTCAACAGATTTTGCTGTGGCAGTGGTCTTTCGAAGCTGCTCAAGAATCTCATCAGCCTGTGCTGCGGTTGCAGCGATTTCCCCCCGTTTTGTAAGGCGTGCCTTTACATACGGACCAAGCGTCGCCCCGAGAAATGACAATGCCAGTAGTACGGCATAAAACTGCCAGTTATTGATGACGGTTTGCCTAGAGATTTCTTGGGCAAGCTGTTGCAAGACT